CTTGGGAGGAGCGTTGGGGTCAGCCGCAGCCTTGGGCTTCTTCTCCACCTTGGGCTTGTCCTCCTTGATGTAGTGTGGGTTGATGTACTTCTGGATGTTCAGGAAGGTCACCTGGGTGCCCTCTGGCGGGTGCAGCAGGGTCTGCAGGGTCGCGTCCAGGGTGATGTTCTGGCCCGCCTTCAGGCCCTTCTGCTCCACGTACTCGTTGACCTTGCGGGTCACCTGAGAACGGGAGATCTTCTCACCGGCCGGCAGCGCCAGGAAGGCGCGCAGCTCGGGGGTGATGTCCAGGGGCTTGTTGAAGCCGTTGTTCTGCGCACGGGCCGCCGCCTTCTCACCGGACGGGTCCTCAATGTGCTGACGGATCTTGCGCACGTCCTTGCGCAGCGCCTTCAGCTCCTTGGCAAGCAGCTCCAGGGTAACGGTGGTCTCGGTCGTGGTGGCCATTTCTACTTATCCTGGGACGGCCGTCTTTAAGCCCTGTTACTCGAGCGCCCAAGCTGCAATGATCATGAGAAGTAAAATACACATACCCGAGAGTACGAGATGCCAGACCTTGCGATCCTGGAGACCCTCCGTCTTCCAGCCATCTCCGTAAGGACTGGGGTTGAAAGGGGCCGCCCCCTTGGTCTCAGTCGGCTCTGAACTCTGAGGGAGATCGTCGCCACCAAACCCAGGCGGAAGGGTCACGCCACCGGATGGACGAATTTCCACATCAAATCGGGGGCCCATCGCTTGGCCCATGCATCTGGGTACACAGCATCCGGGGTCACAGGGATACACGAGACCGCTTTCCCTATTAATGTAACCACAGACCGTCTTGTAGGGGTCCATGGGGTCCGACAAACACATGCATCCCTTGTTCAGGAACTCTTGTTTGCACGAGTTCATCTAGCATTAAAGAAGATTTTTGTATTAGTACTATAATGGAGTACGGCAAACCCCAGAAGCTTCCGGATGGTCGTTACTTTCTGAAGATTTCCGGGCCGCGTCATCAGGTGAACGGCGTCACGGCACAGGACGGCCTCGTGTCCAAGTCGGTCAACTTCAAGATTGAGGACCCCAAGATTTTCAACGATATTGATGCAGAGCTGCTGGCCAAGGCCAAGGAGTCCAAGGTGGAGTGGTTCGGCAAGGAGCTGAGCGACGAGACCATCACGAACGCCTTCCAGGAGAGCGTGACTGACGGCGTCCTCGGCGCGTCCCTCGCATCAGTCAAGGGTCAGGTGGTCACTCTCGCGTTCGATAGTCGGAAGAACCCGATGAATTTCGAGGAGGTGGTCGTCGGTTCCCAGTGCGACGCTCTCTTCGAGCTGGCCGGTCTGTGGTTTCTGAAGAAGTCCTTCGGGCCCATCTGGCGTGTCGTACAGGTCCGCGTCCGCACAGGCAGTCGGGTCCAGAACTTCCCCAAGGAATATCTTTTCTCAGACGAGCCCGAGGCCGAGGAGGATGACCCAGCGGACTATCTGGACTGACCCAAAAATTTATTCGCACGCTATAATAAATGGATCGCAAGGGCCTGGCTATCATGGTTCTCGCGGCTGTGATTCTCCTGCTCCTGGTCGCCCCTCAGAAGAGCCGTTTCGCCCAACCCGGCGCGGCCGTGTCCGGTATGAACCTGTCCAACTCGGCCTACGCCAGCACCCACGCTCGTGCCAACTCTGGTCGCTCGGCCGGTGACGTGCCCCAGGGTGAGGGCCCGCACCTGGCGGGCGGCGGCATGAGCTCGGCCGGTCTGATCCCTCGCGAGGTGGTCCAGACGGAGGATTTCGGTCAGTTCAGCCCCGAGGCGATTCTGAGCGGCCAGAACTACATGGATCCACGTAACCAGATTGGTTACCCAGAGACCCTGGGCGGTGTGCTGCGCAACGCGAACCTGCAGTTCCGCTCCGAGCCGATCAACCCTCGCACGCCAGTGTCCATCTTTAACCTCAGCACGATTCCCCCGGATACCATGCGTCCCAAGTTCGAGATTAGCCCGGAGTACCAGTGAGGCGTCCTTTCGGGACCCGCGTCTCTTTTACGTAAAAAAGTGCTTTGCACTTATTAGAAATGGATTTCAAAGCGGCAATGACTGAGTGGGTCACTCTCAAAGCCCAACTTCTTGCGGCTCGCAAAGATCTCGGCGTCCTCAACGCACGCGAGAAGGATCTTCGCAAGTTCGTAACCGTGCACATGCAGCAGCAAGAGATTGACACGGTCCGTGTTAAGGACAAGGTCAAGGTCAATTTCAAGCTTAAAAAGACCAAGGGGGCGATCACCAAGGATGTGATCAAGAAGGGCCTCGGGTCATTTTTCGGTGGAAATGATGCCCAGGTCGAGGGGGCCTTCCAGGCTATTCTGGACGCGGCACCGACCAAGGAGACGGCCGGTGTGACGGTCTCAGGGCTTAAGGATCTGTAGCTCTGTTTTAGTAAGTAAATTCGACATGGGTCTCAACGACGAGTACTCGCGCGACGCGTACAACTATGACGAGGCGTACGACTCTGACGCCTCGGACGAGTTCGACCCAGAGCTCCACCCAGAGGACTGGCAAGACATGTACTCCCAGGAGATCCTCGACGGCTGGATGCACCTTCGTGAATATTTTGAACAGAATTACATCAAGTACCGGGCCGGGTACCCACAGTTCGTTGAGCTCGTCCTCGAGCCGACCAAGTGGTACACGAACGAAGAGCCCGGTCTGATCCAGCAAACCTTGTGGAACTCAATTTCCGACTTGCCGATCATCTCAGAGCGGGTCTGTCCTCAGAACTTTTACGCGTGGATTGAAAATTATGTTGATTACTTGTAAATGATCGACATCACTGGCCCCAAGGTTCTGGCTCCGGCCCTCCTGTTCGCCATCCTCAGCCCGGGCCTGCTGCTGGCCCTGCCGGCCGGCAAGGGCCTGCTGGTCCAGGCGGTGGTGCACGCCGCCGTTCTGTCCATCGTTTATTGGGCGATCGCCAAGTACGTTCTGGGCCTGAGCCTGACGACGGCCGACCTGTTCGTGCCGGCCGTGCTGTTCGTGCTGCTGACCCCAGGTGTGCTGCTGACCCTGCCCCCAGGCTCGGCTGGCATCTTCCGCAGCGGCCAGACGTCTGGTGCGGCGGTCGGTGTGCACACCCTGGTGTTCGCGATCGTGTTCGCGGGTCTGCGTTCCCAGTTCCCCCAGTACTACTAGGTCCGCGGCCACGAGCACGCTCTAATTTACATTTAAAATAGAAGAATGGTCAAGTACCTCGCTATCGGCCCAGGAGCCATGGGCTACTTTAGCTTTTTGGGGGCCATGACCAGACTAAAACAGGCGGGCCGGCTCGACGAACTCGAAGAGATTTCGGGTGCGTCAGCCGGGGCCCTTTTGGCTTTTGTGTTTGCCCTGACGAAAGGGGACACCACAAAGGTTCTCGACTTTACGCTTACCGTTCCCATAAAGAAGATGATGAAGCCCAATATCAAAAGTCTTCTCAAGGAATGGGGCCTCATTTCTAATTCAAAATTGCACGCCGTCTTTTCGGACATGGTTGAAAAATTCACGGGAAAGCGCGCTGTGACTTTCAAGGAACTCTATGAATGGTACCCTATCAAGATTCACGTGGCCTCTTACTGTGTGAATACGAATAAGACGGTCTATTTCTCGGTCGATACCATACCTAATATGAATGTCGTCGACGCCGTGTGTGCGTCGGTTGCCATCCCGTTTATCATTTCTTCGGCAAAATTGAACGACGGGTGGCACTACATTGATGGCGCGACAGCCGAGACCATCCCGTGCGCTCCATTTCTGGCCCGATCCCGTGATGACGTGTTAGTGATTGCGTTTGGGTGGGCAAATCTCCCGGTCATAAAGGACATCAAGAGTTATGCCATGGCTCTCATCACGACCCAGATGCGTTCGCGCGCCACCTACGACTTTCCTATTTTGAATCTAAATTCAGGGGACCTGGACATTTACGACTTTTCCCTGGGCCAAGAGCAAAAGCTCAAGTTGTTCATGAAGGGTCTGTCGGCCCAGTAATTTTCTCGGCAATTTTCAAATGAAACACCACATCCGTTCCAGCCACGTCGTGAAGCTCTCGCGCAAGAAGATCACCGTTCGGGCGACCAAAGGTCGCCCCGCATACTCTTACATACGCAAGGCCAAGACGCGTCGCGTCGCGTCAGTTCCGGCCTATGACGTGGGCGCGATAGGCCGTTCCACGAAGGTCATCGGCCCACTCAAGGGTGGTATGCTCACCCGGTACGGGTACCACCCGGTCGAGGCCACGACCAATCGCCACAAGGCCCTGACCAAGGGCATCAGCAAGGGTGAGAAGCCCCTGTCCGTCATGCGCCGCCTGGTCGCCATCGGGACCCTGACCAAGCGCACGCTTCCCCGCGCGTCGCGCATCTACCGTCAGGATGCCAAATGGATCAGCCGCAAGTACCTAAAGGTTAAATAAATTCTAGGTATAAATTAAATCATGCCGACTATGCGTGAAATCCAACAGTGGAGGCCCCGTACAGCATCGGTAAACGGCTCGGTCCGTCACAACCGCCGTTTGGCCCTGACTACGGGAGTTCAGATGGCCCTGACGGCTCCGGCCCCGCAGCGCAAACAGGCGCTCAGACGCGAGCTCAAGAAGCATCCGGCCGTGGCGCTCTCGTGCCTGTCCCGTTCGACGCTCCGGCGGGTCCTTTTGACCCTGGGCTTCAGCCTCGCTGCGGTCGGCGCGATCATGCACTTCCCGAAGCTGCCTGCCGGTGGTCCGGCCGCCATGGCCCCCACCCCGGCCGGGAACGCGCCCGTGGCTGCACAGTCGTGGGGTCAGCGCGCAATGAACTACGCACCGACCCGCCAACAGGCTATCAACGTGGGTGGAGCCGTCGCGACCGCGATTAACCCCTGGTTCGCAGTGAAGTGGATCGTCGCCTCCGTGACGAGCCGGACCGTCACCGCCATGGACAAACAGATTGACCAGTACGAGCAGGCTGCCAACCGGGCCCGTCAGAACCTCGAGTTTTACCTCGCATGGTCCATGTTCGTCGCGTTCTTGGCCGTGATCTCCCATTTTATTCCGAGAATTGCGTACAACATTCGTGCGACCGTTCACGTCCTGACCATGGGGAATGCAGACCAGGCTGCCATGCTGGCCGGCAAGGTTGGTACCAAGGCCATAGCTGGTGGGAGCCGTAGCCGGTCGCGTAGCCGGTCCCGGTCCCGGTCTCGTGGTCGGACCCTGCGCATCGGAGCGGGCCGACCCACAAACACCCAACTCCTAGCTCGTCTCGGTTAAAAATTTCCGAGTCTAATTTAGAATGAAAATTAGTCAGATCAAGGATGCCACGGCCGCAGCAATGTTCGCGGCCGCAATGGTGGTCGTATGGTCCGGACCGGTCCCTAGGGAACTCGTTCTCAAGGGTCTAGGACTAGGGGTCGCAGTGGATACCCTATTTACCCTCAATCCCACGTGGCACGGAGCCGAGTGGAAAACAGGTCCTGTGCTGGCCAAGATGACGGTCCTGGCACAGGTTATCATATTTGCATACATCTTGGCTACTCATGGATCGTTGCATTGAGCTTGCCCAGGATATCTGGTCTTCCCTTGGCCCTGGTTATTCCGAGCGCGTTTACCACAACGCGTTTGAAATCGCCCTTCGCGAAGCCGGGTTCTCATACGAGTCCGAACGGATCTTGCCCATCACCTACAAAGGGCACAACGTCGGTAACCTGCGGGCCGACCTGATCGTGTCGGGCCAGTTCATCTTGGAGCTCAAGTCCACTTCGAAGCTCAAGGATGAATTTAGGAATCAAATTCGCAACTATATGAAGCTGACCGGCCTCAAGGCTGGGGCCCTCATCAATTTTCCAGATAAATCGGGACCCCTCGAGTTCGAGAAGTTCGAGGCTGAGGTGGAGCCCATCGTCCGACCCGTGGATATCATCGACTGTTAAACGGACCTGATGAATTGCCACTGGAGCTCGCGGCATATGGCCTCCCATATCCGGTCCTGGATGTACAATTTCTCTTTGGATTTGAGGAGGGGAAAGCACGGCAAGTACTCATCCTCTCCGAGGAGTTCACAGAATTTATAAAGGGTAAATGAATAACTCAAAAAGTTCTTGCGATTCGCAGGCTTGACCTTCTCGAACGGTGCTTGAATCTTATGAAACATGAGACGGAGCTTGTCTTCAAGGGCTTGAGGCATCGTTGGAGGGGTGATACCGCTTAGTATGGTTGCAATATAAGGCACGTGTTCGTAGTACTTTGATTTGTCTAGCTTCTTTAGTAGTCCCTTGACTTTCTCGTGCGTAATCTCACTCAGGTCCTTGATCTTTTGCTTCTTAAATTCGGCTCTGAGCTGGTTCAGGACCTCGTCGGGTACACTCGTGGACTCCTTGGCTTGAAACTGACTGATCCATTCATTGAAATGGTTCTCCCGCTTGTACGAGTAAATGACGTGTTTCTCCATCTCTTGCTCCTCCTTGAACCCAACCTCCTCACCTTGGACGTAGTCCATCCGTCCACACTCCGAACAAATCTCCTCACTGACCGTCTCGTCTAGTACTTTTGTGTAGAATTTCCCACATCCTTCACACGGGAGCATGTGAGCCTGGGGTGCCTGAATTGTGTGATCAAATTCATTCTCGACCTCGGCCAGATACTTTTTATATATGTCGTGTCTCTGGACCCCTTGGCGCGTCTTGAGTTCGAATCCTAGCGCCCGAGTCACCTTCTCGGTCGCTGGAGTGTCCTCGCTCGCAGTGTACTCCTTTATCACGGGCATGGCCGTGAGTAGGTACTCGACGAGTTCAGCCTCCGTCTTGCATCCTTGGACCCTTTCTTTGTACCTACTCTCCATATAGTGTTACATTACTAAATTTTTAACTATCCATCTTGGGGGCCAAATAGAAGCGCAGGTCCCCGAGGTTCGCAATTGTATATCGAAATACGATGGGCATGTTTTCATTCGTGGAATCTTGCATGAGTTGGACCGAGGCGCACATGTTGGTCGCCTTGGTGAAGAGGTTGATATATTTCAAACTGAAATTGGCTCCGGTCCGGCTGACCGACTCGGGAAGTTCGATGGTCGTCGTCTGGTCCGCAAAGTCGCCCTGACAACTCAGGGTCAGAGAGGTCCCATCACGGATGATGTTCATTTCTTGGGCCAGGTTGCCCATGTCGCGAGCTATCCTCTGAAAGTCCACCGAGGGCAAGGTGGTCACGACATTCATGTTGACATCGGGCAACCCAAGGATGTCCTCGTTGATGTCGAGCAATTTCAATTTGAAATTGGTCGCCGACTTTTTGATCGGGTTCTCGATCAGCAAATCGATATAGTCTCGATTCTCCATACGCATGACTAGGGTATCAGCACCCGAGATGGACTTGAGCAACTTGTACATATTGCCCATGTTGAGTCCGGCGGCCATCTCCACGGGGCATTCGTACTCCTCGAAGTTCTCGGCCCCTAGGGTCATATGGACGAGGGTCACGCGTGCGGTATCCAGGGTCAGAATGTGAACTCCATTGGCCGTAAAGTACACATTCACGTCATTGATGATATCCTTGAGGACCTCGAAAACCGCCTTTATGGCCGAGGCCTGGATGGTTTTTAGGTACATTATGTAATTTTGGATCCGAATCTCTAAGTTCGGGCCTTTTGCATAGCTTCGGTCACATTCATCGCAATTTTCTCTTCAAGTTCAGGCGTCATGGCTGGCTGGAGGGACTCCCCGTACCTGTCGAGATCGAACAGGCAGGCGTTCTCCGTACCGTCCAAATTAGAACACAAATTACCCGTCCCGTCCCAAGAGTCGAAGTCATTAGGGATCATGGACACGAGCCAGTTCTTGACCTCTTGACCCACGAGCATCTGACCCTCATTAGTCACTAGGGTCGGGACCCTGGTGATCTTCTTTGAAGGGACCCCCTGGGTGTTGATATTGTGAAAACGCACAATCTCGATGAGGGCCGGCTGCGTCTTGATAAAATTAATAGTGTCCGCTGACCATTTGCATTTATCGGAGTAGACCAGCAGGGCCATTAATTTTGCAACGGGTTTTTTCACTCGACCCGAAACGCGCTGACCAACTTTTTTCATTGGCTAAAGTAATATGAAGGATCTCGTCACGGTTGTCCTTCTGCTCGCCATCGCTTTCCTGGTGTGGAACGGGCGTCAGTCGGCGACGTCCACTTACGCAATGGAGGCTGCGGCCCAGACGGGCGATCGCGTGTCTCCCGACGTGACCCAGGTTATTATTGAAGCTATTATAGCAACAAAAGACGACTACCGTCCGCTCGAGACGCTGTTCATAAACCATCAGGGCGAAGGCGTCTACAACTCCCGGTTCATGTTCCTGAACACCAGAAATTACTATGGTGAGCAGATTGACGTTCAGGCCCGGGTCAACCAGAACGGCTCCGTGGACATATTGAACCAGACCCCAACGGCCAAGGTGGATTATTCAAAGGCGTACAAGCCCGACCGGTACGAGTCTTGGGAGGTGATTCAAAACGCCCTGGATTCGCAACTCAGAGATGCCCTGAGCAAGCCGGTGACCGTCCCACCACTCGAGTCATATCAGCATTAGAAAAATAACAAAAAGGACTAGAGATGTCAGCTCCCCTGACCGCCAAAGAGATGGCCGCCCTGGAAAAGGCTCGCCAGAATGTCAAGAAGGAGACGTACAAGGCTATCCTTGAGCAATTTTCTCGCAAAATTAGGACGTCCCATGATCTCGGGCTCAAGGATGCTCAGCTGACGGTCCCCCCGTTCGTCGTGGGCTACCCACGGTACGACATACCCAAGGCGGTCAAGTATCTCTGCAGGCAGCTTCAGAAACTCGGGTACTCGGTGGTCATGATTGGCCCGGTCAGTTTCAAGGTTCGATGGGACCGGGCCTCAAAGGTCAAAGAGGCGGAGGCGGAGGCGGAGGACTCGCCATTCGACCTCCTCCCAGGCCTTGTGAATATGCAGAAAATGGCCCAAAAAATAAGGGTCACAAAAGGCAAATGATCAACCCTCGGAACCTTGTTCAGACTCGCTACAAGTCCCTTCTCGAGAATCGCCTGATCCCAGTGGTAATCAGCACGGGTCCAGCCGGTACCGGTAAGAGCCTCCTCGCGTGCAACTCGGCGGCCCAGGCCCTCAAGCTCGGCCACGTGAACCGGATTATCCTGACCCGTCCGGCGGTGTCCGTAGACGAGCAGCACGGTTTCCTGCCCGGAACCCTCGAGGCCAAGATGGACCCCTGGGTCCGGCCATTGACCGACGCCCTGGGCCGTCATTTCCGCCCCAATCAGGTCCGGATGATGATGGAAGATCGCCTGATCGAAGTGTGCCCCTTGGCCTATATGCGTGGCCGGACGTTCGATGGGTCCTGGATCATCGCAGACGAGATGCAAAACTCGACACCGAACCAGATGCAGATGGTGCTGACTCGGATCGGTGAGGGGTCCAAGATGGTCATCACAGGTGATCCACGTCAGCACGACCGGGGGTTCGAGATTAACGGCCTCACGGACCTCGTGACGCGGCTCCGGCCTTCGGATCAGGTCCAGCACGTGATATTCACAGACGCCGAGATTGAGCGCCACCCGGTCATTAAAGAGATTCTGGGATGGTACGTAAATTAACCCGTTAATAATTCTTAGAATGTACTAAAGCAGCATGGATCTCCTCAATGAGTCCGAGCGGCGCTTCACCAAGAAGCTTTGCGATGCCATGATTCCCGTGATGATTGAGGCTTTTTGGGAGATTTGGCTCGAGGCCAAGAAGGAGGTTGCGGACAAAAAGTCGAAGAACACGACCCTGGTTTTTCAGGAGCTTCTGCGGGCCATCAAGACCTGGAACAGCTCAATTTCCCTGAAAAATACAGAGGCCATCATCAAGAACCAGCCCCTATTCCCCAACCTCATGGCTGCGGTGTTCGTCATCCACGTCAAGATTCTGAGCTCGATCCGGACCGACAAAAAGTCCAAGAAGATTTGCATCAAGTTGCCAGCCAA